GAAAGCGCCGATATTGGCGCCGACATCGATCGCCACATCATCAGGCCGCAGCAGCTTGCGGAAGACTTCGACCTCGCCCTCGCTGTACTCGCCATAGAGAGACAACGCATAACCGACGAGTTCATCCTCGTCATACCAAGACATCACTCCGTGCTTGCACTGGGCCGTCTTATGAGACATTCGATGACCGCTATTTTAAGATCGAAGCTGCATGGGCCGCAGCGCGCGGGCAATCCTGCATTGAGACAATGGCCTCAAGCGCGGATCGCAGGCGATCGATTTCAGCGCGCAATTCTTCTGGCGTTTTTGCCGGGCCGCTCGTCAAGGTCGGAATGCCAAAGACAGCACCGCCGATGGCGAATTCTTCAGGCACGTTTTCTCCTGTTGTTGCTTTGCTGTTTCATGGTTGCCCAACGACAATTGCTGGGTTTGTAATCGCGATCATTGTTAATTCGGTCCAGCGAATGATCCGGCGAAGGCCGCCGCCCCATATCGGCTAGGAAGTTCTCATATTTGTCCCAGCGTTTGCAGACTTTAATGCCACGCTCACCGTAATGCTTCCATGCCCGCGATTTTGGATTGAAGCATCGATAGCGCATCTGATGCCATGCAGTCCATTCTGGTGGAATGAACTGCTTTCCGTTGTCATCGCGCTGAGTATCACCATGCGTTAGCGTCATTTCGCGCATCATTTCTCGCGAAGTTTCCCGCTTCAGGCATCCGCATGATTTGGTATCGCCAGTCTTGAGATAGACAGCGGGCACGATAACACGCTTGCCACATAAACATTCGCATAGCCAGGTCGTGCCAGTCCCGCCTCCTATGGATTTAAGCTTGATGGTCTTAAGCCTGCCAAACCAGATTCCAGAGATGTCGTTAACACGCCTGCCAGCCATTTTCTTGCCCTCCTTGACTTAGAAGGGCAAATATGACAACCTTTTCAGGTGGTTGTCAATAGATTAGGCTTACTGGTTTGGTATCCGGATTGTGAAAGTCGACAACTGGAACTGGTTGCCGGATGTTACTGCCTGCGCCGCAGCAAGCGTGCCGTGGGCGTGCAGCGTGCCGGCCGCATAGGCGGCCCACCAGTTTGCCGTTCCCGTCGTGGTGATGGTACCGTCGGTGATGGCGGCGCTGGACACCTGGCGTCCGTTGGGAGAACCGGCGGCGGGCGATCCAAATGCCGCACCGACGCCCCAGTTCTTGAAGCCGAGCAAGCCAGATGTCGCCGCAATGGCAATCGTCGTCGGTTCTGCCGAGCAGATTGAGATGAAACTTGACTCGACATCGAGCACGTTGAGGCCGAAATCGAGAACGCGGTCTTCCAACGAAGCAGGCATAGTCAGTTCTCCTTTGGTTGCAGGTTAAGTTAAGATTGGAGCAGTAAATAATCCGCTTTCGTCAAAGCTGAACTTGCGATTGCATTAAACGCGGCATCGATTTGTGCGAGCGTCGTGATATTGCCTAGATCGATATCACTGCAGACATTCGCAAACACCGTATAGCAATCATTGGTGTGCTTGTTCACGGCGTCTGACATATTCTTGGTGCCCGTAGCATCAAGAGTATAAAATTTTCCGTCTGATCCATACCATTGCGTCGTGAAATTTACATCGTTATCTGCCGCGACTCTGGCATCGGCAATCAATCCGCGTGTTCGGTCATCGGTTTTTGTCGGTATACCGGCGGCTACCATTCCACCGGTGACGTTATCAAAGCGAACGGTCCCGGCATAATTCTGTAATTGAACCTTGCTGTATTGCCCTATCGCCGGCTGCGAAAACGTATTGCCGTCATAAAGCCAAGGCAACTGTACCTGCTGCATCACATTCCAAATCTCACTTTCGTTATTGATCGATGTCGGCGGAGCAAAATTTGCTGCCCACGCCTGATAATCAGTGTCAGTGTTGGGATCAACATAGATATTGCGCTTCGATGAATAGGCCATTGACGGATTGGTCCCCACCGTCCAATACCAATCGTACATATTGAAAGACATAATTTCATTTTCCTCTTTATAGGTATTGCCCTCCAGTATTGGTGTAGCCAGCAGTGGTTCCCGGGAACCAATTCACGCCCTGTCCTGAAGTATAAATTACTCCGTTCAGCGTTGCTCCAAACTTTGCGCCAGTGACATTGCCTGGACTGACGAAGCTCGGTTGATACGGGGACGCGCTATTGGAGACGACACCGTTTGCCTCTGCCTTAGCCACAGCATCGCTGACAGTCACTGGGCCGAGAAACTGGATATTAGCGCTTTGACCGAAGAATAATTGACCGCCTGTCGATGCCTGGAACAATTGGTTTGCGGCAGAGCCGGAATTAAAATCGTGATTTCCCACCGTTATTGAACTACTCGACCAAGATTCGAATACGGCGCGCGGACAGCCGCCAGACGATGCACAAGTATCCGTGGTAAATGATGCTCCGCTTGCCACCAAAAAATGATCCGGAGAAACAGCGCCAACCGTGCCGCCACAATATGTGCATAAATTTCTTACCGTAAGATTATTTGAAGCTTGACATAAAATAGTGTTCGAGCCGTTCGCCCCGCCGATAAAGGTGCTGGTTTTCCCTGCCCCAATTATAATGACCGTCGGCCCGCGCACGCTCGGCGTAGCCAGGGCTTCTGAGTAGGTTCCCGTCGCCACATTGATTGTCATCGTGAACAACGATGGTCCATACTTGAATGTTTCGTTTATCGCCCTTCCGATCGTCTTGAATGGGCCATGAGATCCGGAAATCGTCGGCGAGGTGCCGTCATAAAGCGAATCGCTTCCCGTCGATGTGTTAACGTAGAGATTGGTATTTGCCGTGAGGATCGGAAGGAATCCGGTAGCGGGATCAAAGCCGGTTCCGTAAAGTTCAAAATTATTGTGGATAGAATTATAGGTCAGTAACGATTTATATTGCGCCGGCATGTCGCCGGCAATCAACGCCGCTCCGCCGCGGCGGACGATATTGCGGGAGCCGAGGCCGTTGACGTTAATCACCGCCGCACCGGAATTCGTATTGGTGATCAGCACCCACATCGATAGGCCATCAAAATAGGACAGCAGCGGCGGGCTTAACGTCACCACATAGTTGTTAGCCGTCCCGCTGTCGACGGCATAGATGAGCTTGCCGCCTTGGATGGCACGAGCGAGCTGATTAAGATCGGCATTGTCAGGCGTGATCCCGGCATTGGTGATCAAATTAACGATTTCACGCTGCGGATATTCGATCGCGGCTGCGGGAGGAATTGAACCGGCCGTTCCTGTTGCCGGATTCCCGTTCTGATAAGGAGCGTTAGGGTCAGCCACACCATACGGAGCATTATATTTCAAGTTTCAATCTCCCCGAAGTTTGTCACGGCGTTCCCGCCATCGGATCATTGCCGCTCGTCGATCCGGAGTAATCGAAGATGATATCGGTGTGCGCCGGCTTCCATCGGTTGAGCACGCATTCGACATCGGTCGCGATGCCGATGCGCAGATGGGGATCGACGCCGGTCTGCCCGCTAGCGCAACGAAACCAAGTCAATCGCGTTTGCCCGACGTGCACCGTCCAATAGAATCGATTTTCAGGAACACCGAGCATGTATGGATATTCGGAATATTGCCCGGCCTGCACCGGCGTGCCGAGCGGATTGAGGATGATGTAATCGAACTGATCGAACATCGTCGCACCAGTGCCGATTACGCGATTGTCGCCGACCTTGTCGATGCCTGTCATGAACGGCCGGTATTCGGTGATGGTGATCGTGTAGCCGAGCTGCGCGGCGACATCGACGAAGAACTGCCGGCTTTGCCCGCCCTCGATGGTCATGCGCTGGACGAGAGCGACCTGACGATCGTGAACCGATAGCGGTTCGGCAAAGCAGGGATCAGGCAGGCCCCAGTTCCGTTCCCAGTCCGGCAGCAATTCAACCGTCGTGCGCGGATCGCTTTCCTGCTCCAGCAAATCGGCGGCACGCTTGTCGACCGGATCTCCCCAGATCTGCGCCATGCCGGCGATCAGCGACATCAACACCGTTTCAGGTTCGCGCGGCCACGCTGCCCCCCGCGGCAGCAATGCCGAGAAAGCGACGGCATAATCGTCGCCGCTGCGGCGAACGTGCCGATCGTAAAGCGCACTGACATCAATCGGCGCATTGACGATGCCGATCGCCGGACCCGTGAACGATGGAGATCCAGTCGCAAGATTCCGTGCAAAGAAGGGATTTAC